TTCTTTTGGGCATAGTGGCAAAGCCTACATTTCCTCTACCAATATGTGTTTTCTTTCCTCTCGAACCCGTAATAGGTTGATGTTCTACTTTAAGTCTTGTTTTTCTCATGTGTGTAGCAACCTCTCTTTCTCAGTAAGAGCCATAAACTCTAAGTCTTGTGATGATACTGCTGATGTGCAATGTATCTGTAGATATTCAAAGGCTTCACCTAAAAGAACTACATCTGTTCTATCTTGTCCATAAGATTCTTCAAGTATTCTTTCAGGATATAGTTTCATAATATGGTCAACCACATCTTGAAACAAATCAGGTCTCCCTTTAATAGACCAGTAGTTTGTTAATAACTCTGTTATATGTTCTTTCCAAGCTGCCTTTAGTCTTTCTTCAAAATCTCCCATTAGCCTTTCTCCTTTAAGTCTTCAATAGCATCTTTCAGTTCATCAATCTGATGTTGTAATGAATCTAAATCATCTTGAATATCATAATGTAAATCATTAACTCTATCATTTACATGCTCCATAGCATGGTCATGGTCATACTTTTGTTGCTGTTGAACATCAAACAAATCATTTTTAATATCAGTAATCACATCTGAATCTTCTACAAGTTCTTGTATTGCTTTGATGATTAATTTTATTTCTTTATTTATTTTCATAGTGCCCTCGCTTCTATTTTATTATCAATTACAAAGCCTGAATAATCTGTTCTAGCTTTAGCCTTTGCTTTTAAACCAACCACTACGTTAGGTTCATCTAAAAATCTCATATCGTGTTTGTCTCCGTTTATAACCTTCAAGCCTTTAAACATTGAAGGTAACTTATCTCTAAACACAACTGCCTTATTGTAAGGAACTTTATCAAACAACTCTGCATATTTTTTTGTTGCTTCTGAATAACTCCATGTCAAGTGGTAGTTGTCTATTCCTTCAACCTTTCTTGTAGGTATTTTAGTGTAATCATAGAACAACACATCAGGAAAATAATCAAATATGTTTTTATCTTTAACTTTAATAGTCTCCCATTGTATATCTGACGTTCCATTTAATCTAAGAGCAGGTAGCTTTCCTAAGTCTTTACACTCTTTTTCAAATTTAAAAATGTCTTTAAACAATTCAGTCATAAAAGTTCCTTTGTCATTTAAAAACATTAAGGTCTTTCTGATTCTAGCTTTCTGAACACTATTATAGAATCCATTTCCTGAAAGATTTAAACAGGGTTCATGGCATTTAGCAACTGTAGCATAAGGGCATACAGTATTCTTGCCGTCTGCTAAATTATGTGGAGCTAGATAAAGAATTCTACTAAAGTATTTGTCTTGTATCTTATTGCTCTTATCTACTTTGACACTACCACTTGATAGTAATTTATATGTTGGCATAGTTTCTCCTCAATTAAACTGGTGATAGAGGTAAGATTTGAACTTACGAACTCTGAGAGAATAGTTTTACAGACTATCAGCTTTAACCACTTGCATACTCTATCATAAAAGTGTGTAGCTAGTTCGGGTATGGATTACTCAGTCTTATCCCTAATTCGACTCTGACCTTCAGGAGAGTTACCAACCTCAAGGATTTTATAAGAGTTTCAACACCTAGCTACACTCTGAAGGTCTAGTAGTTTATAGTCACTTCTTGAGATAACCTTCTCGCACTCAATGGCTGACTTACATAGTCACTCCTCGACCACTTTTATCTTACTATGTATAGGATAAAGGGGATAGGACTAATTATTAACATGGTAGTAATTCCTATCTATTACTAGCATGGTTATCTTAAACTCTGAATTTGATATTTAGTAGGCTCATAAGTTTGTCTGTATGGTGTCACAGAAACTAACTTAAAACCTTTTTTATGAATCTCAAATATATCTTCTCTATGAGAATAGTTCTCTAAGTATCTGTATTTGTTATCTTTTAAATATCTCTTAGCACTCTCTAGTGTATTGAATATTTTCATATTAATTCCATTCGTTTCTTGTTGGGGTATTATACGCTCAACCCCAAAGCGAGGTCAAGCGTAAATAACAAGTAAGACTATATAAATTTATTAAAGAATTTTCTAAATAAAGAACTGTCGTAACCCCTATCTAGTTTTAAAGCGGTAAAACAACTATCAATATCTCTATTAAAATTAGGATTAGATTCATAGTTACTAGGTACTCTTAAGATAGTCATTGTAGGATTTGTTTCTCCTGCTTTAACTTTCTCATTAAATCTAACTTCGTCTTCAATAAAACCTGTCCTAAGATTTTTAGGTAAGATTTCATTAAGACTAACTTTACCATAATTATGTACTCTAAAAGATTTTCCATTGGTAGTTTCATATCTTTCTTTATACTTTCTAATTTTAATCATAGAGATTCCTTCATCATTACCTCTATTCCATAAGTCTTGTAACTCTTGTGGAGCAGAACTTATAGGTAAAGTAGTATTAGAACCACGTCTACTGTATTCTAGCACAGTATTAGCTAAATGTTTATTGGGCATATCTTATATTCCAATTATTGAGTTTAAATAAAAGTGGTAAACTCATTCCACTATTCGTTTCTTGTTGAGCATTTTACACTTGACCATTTTCACAGTCAAGCGTAAGTAACAAGTAATACTTTATCTCCAAGTTAAATGTTTTCTATTAAGTAAAACATCTAATGGATTGCTGTCAAAACCATAATCAGTCCACCAACCCTTAGGCTTAATATTATTATTAAGTTTTAAAGTATCGCTTAGTGCTGATTCTCTCCATTCTCTGAAGGCTAAAGTTTTATATTTATCTAAAGTTATTCTTGCTCTATGATTATTGGAGCGTAGCATAACCCATTTGCGACCAATCTTAATAGTATAAAGTCTATAACCATATTTACCACACATAAAAGTTTTAAAGTGGTCTGACATTTGTGGATTTAATAATCTTTCTTGCCTTTCCAAGCTAATAGGGTTTAATAAGTTTTCAATTTGTTTCATTTGCTTACCTCGATTCATCAATTAAAAGATAATCTACTATTTTAGGAACAGCTTTTATAAGTTCAATAGTAGCTTCCTTTTCACCACCATTTGCAGTATTTATTGTAGTTTCATAAAAATGAAATTTACTTGAATTTTCTACAGTATATGCAAAGTAATAAGTAATATTATGATGTCTCATTTGTCACCTCTTTAACTTTTCTTAAAATTTGACATAAAGCTTTACGTTTTAATCCATAAGTTGTTTCATCTTCTGACACATAAAAATCTGCATCATTACATAAAATTCTATGAGCATTATCATCACTCTCCACTTTATCTCTATTAACATCTGTATAAATATTAAAATTATACAACCCTTTGCTAGTGTTGAACACTTGAACAACAACATCATTATTAAAATATAATGTTTTTAACATAATAAACCTCCGTAGGTTTGTTTTAACTCCGCACAATTGCGTTGTTTGTTGAGCATTTTAGCGACTGAAGTTTTTGGTGTCAAGCGAAATCGCGCGCGTGATTATATTTATAATAGGATTTCCTTGCTATCAATCCTTGCAATCCTTAAAAATAATAGTTATAATGCCTTGCAATCCTTAATTTTAAAGTAAGAAAATGCTTATAAGTAATGGTGTGTTGGTGTAGTAACACAGTAGACTGGTGTATTAGTAGAGTAACACACCAAAACAACGACAGAAAAAAAATAATTGTTGACAGATTGAAATTTTTCTGAATGAGAAAAAATATTTTTGTTGACGCTATGAAAAAATTATGCTTGCGGTATAAAAATATTTCTAGGTGATTCTATTCGTTGGGTGTATTTTGGGTTTCAAGCGTTGGAAATGGTTTCAGCGTAATAACTTAAAAAGGAAATAAAATGGTTAATAAAACTAAAAAAACTTTTAAAGACTGGGTGGCTTCTAGCAAGGAACAATTAGAAGCTTTACAACAACAACCAAAAGAGGAGCAAAACGAAAAAATCATCTACAAAGATGTAAAGTCTTTAGCTACTCATTTATGCAGTAAAGATATAAAAAATAAACCGAAAGAAGCGGTTTTTGACCGCGTTCGTGCTTACTGTTTGAATGAAGTTAATCAAGGAAAAGGATTTACAAGATTGCAGGTCCTTAAAATAAAATCTTCCGAGACCTTTCCAAAAACTTTTGAAAAGAAATTTTTAGAAAGTTTTAAAAAATGGGAAAGTGAAACCCTAGCATGAATATTTCACTTAAACATTTAGCCACTTCTGTAGAAGAGGATTTAAGGCTTAAACGTCTAAGCGGAAAAGAAACTTTTATTCGCTTAATGTTTGAAGAGAACTGCAAGGAAAGACTTGCAAATAATCAAGAGCCTTACTCTTGCATTGAAGAGTACATGAATCGCAATGAAAATTTTGTAATTCATCTTTACAGACGAAAAGGCGGAATATTTAGTTAAAACTATGAAGGGGTAAGTCTAATAAATTTGCCCCTTTTTTATTATGGCAAAAGATAAAAACAATGTGATTAATTTAAGTAATCAAAAACTAAAAAAAGGTATTAAAAGTTTAAAACAAATTGAAAGTAAAACTATTGGCGTTGAATTGGCTATTGATGCTCTTAGTAATGAACTCTCTCACATGATAGACGGAGTTATGATTATTGAAGAGGTAATTTCTAAAGAATGTTTAATTGAATTTGATATAACAGAAATTAGTAAAGTTATAGATTTATTAGATGAAGCTGAATATCTTTTAAGAGGACAGATTCTTAAAAAAGAATAAGATTTAAAAAATAACATCTAAGACCCCCAACTTAGATATTTTTTAAGGGTAGTTAAAAGCTACCCTTTTTTTTTATTTGAAAATAATTTGTCACTTTTTCTGTTTTGAAACGTTATAGAGGGTATGGATAAAAAAATAGAAAGTCTTAACGACTATAAAATAAACGATAGTACCAACACACAAGTTAAAATCTATCATGAACTAATAGAAAGCATTATTAAGTTAGCGGAGCATTCAACTGCTGAGAACACACAGGATGCGATAAATCTAGCGTGGGAACTCTTCAAGAGTGACGACAGATTAACTTTAGTCTTTGAAGATGACTACTTAAATTAAAAGGAGGATAAACAACTTAAAAGAGGGGCTTAATGGTCCCTTTTTTTTGTGTTGGTAACTAGAAAGCCCATAAATGCGATTTAAGACCTCGAAAATCTCTTACCCCTTACTAGACCCTTAAAAGTTTGTGAAAGTCTCTCTAAGGGATTGTTAAGGCTATAGAAACGTACTTAACTCTGTGATGTTAAACCCCTATATCAGACATTGATTATTTTCCTATATTCTAGGTAAACTTCATAACTTCTATAAATCTCTCTAGGTTTTAGTCTGTTTCTTTGTAAATCTTTTAAAGTTTTTAGAAGTTTTTTAAGTTTTATAAGTCTGTATAAATTTTATAAGGTTAAGTCTTTAGGTTTTAGATTTATAAAGTCTTTTAAAGTAAGTTAAGTTTATAAAGATTTATAAAGTCTTTTGAAGTAAGGTAGGCAGGCAGGACACCCGTCCCCCCTCTCCCCTATATATGCACAATCTCATACATTTCAAAGAGTTTTGAATGTTAAGTAGGGTTGGTCGGGGGTATGTGGAACTTCTAAGTCTAGGAAGTCTTTAGATAACTATATAGGGACTTTATTTGTGTTACTATGACCGGGCATAGTTAACTATTATTATACAGTTAAAACCTGTTTTTGTCAAGCAATATTTAATTTATTTTCATATAAGCTTGACAGAATCCAAAATAGCCTATATAATAGATAACATATGAACTTGCCCAGTAATTCAAAGAGGAATCTTACAGATAAACAACAAGACTTCCTCAATAACTTAATCGAAACAAAAGGAAATTTAAAGCTTTCAGCCGAACTTGCAGGCTATGCAGGAAATCACTACCAAGTAATAAATAGTCTTAGACAAGAAATAGTGGATTTAGCCGAGACAGTCCTCGCAAGGGAAGCACCTAAAGCAGCCTTTAAGCTCGTAGAAGTTATGGAGAGCGAGACAGCAGTACCGCAAGCCAATACAAAGCTTCAGGCTGCTCAGACAATCCTTGATAGGGTTGGGGTTTCTAAAACAGAACGATTAGATATTAATCAAAATGTTAATGGAGGCATATTCATACTACCTGAAAAGCAATTAATAGATATAGAACAAGAAGACTACGAAGATGTTAGTCCATCACAGTAGACCAATGAAGATATTCCTAACTGAATACCACATAGATGATAAAGTCTATGCAGGAATAAACATCTTTGCTTTAGATGATTATGAAGCAGAACTTATTGCTAAAGAGCAAGGAGTAACTATTGTAGGTGAAATAACAGGAATAACATTCAAACCAGAGTTTGAAGACTACTTAAAGCAAGTAGACGAAGCACATACAGAGGAAAGGATATTACATTAAATGGTAAGAGGGTTACTAGTTGTATTTGTTTTAACAGGTTGTGTTAATACTAGTAAGTTTGTAGAACTAGAACACATATCAAGTATTAAAGATGGTAAACCTTTTAATGATAATAGAGAAACTTCAACAGATTTATTAATGGGTGGTTATCGTTATACAAATAATGGTTGGACAACAAGTATAGCTATAGGTATAGAAACATCAAGTGACTTAGAAGGAACAAATCCACGAGCAAAAATTAGTATAGGTAAAGAATGGCAAAGCAAGTAGGAAGTGACGAAAAGCCTGTTATGTTTAGAAAGACAATAGCAGGTAAAGGCTCTAGAGCAAGGTCTGGAGTATATAGTAAAGAATATAGAGATAACTTTGATAAAATTTTTGGTAAAAAAGAAATAAAAACTAATTAGGAGATAAAATGGATATATTAATATTATTAGTTGTTATAGTTGTTGTTGGTGCAGTAGTACTTAAAAAGTCTAAGCCTGATACATATAACAGCCTTAAAGATAAAGTACTTAGTTTAGTTAAGCGTAAGTAATGACCATAGAGCAGATACTAGTATTGATTGTTATACTAGTTACTGTTTGGGGGTTATATTAATGGCTTATTCACAACAAGTACTAGATAGATTTGATAAAGTTCTTAAAGAACCTGAAAAACATGCAGTTGGTCATTTCGACCCACAAGACCCTAACGTAGCAACAGGCATGACAGGAGCACCTGCATGTGGTGATGTAATGCGACTACAATTAAAGCTTGACGGGGACTTAATAGAGGATGTCAAGTTTAAAACCTATGGTTGTGGTTCTGCAATAGCATCATCTACTATGTTTGTAGAGATGTTAAAGGGTAAGACCATAGAAGAAGCAAAGCAAATAAAAGATAAAGATATAGCAGAAGCATTAGAGTTACCACCAATAAAGTTACATTGTTCTGTTCTCGCAGAAGAAAGCATACATAAAGCCATAGAAGACTGGGAATCTAAAACAGTCTATAGAAAACATAATCAACTATGAATGGCTATATAAAAAAGAAAGGAAAAACTATTCCTTTTGGTTATGAACTCTCAGAAATAAAAGGTTATCTCAAACCAATACCTGCACAACAAGAAAGTCTAGCAAAGTTTATTAAGCTTATACAAGAAGAAAGTTTAACTCTTAGAGAAGCAGCGAGACAACTCTCAGAAGAGACAGGACGTTCTATTAGTCATGTAGGCATATCAAAGATAGTTAAAAAACTAGAGCCTGCTCCACCCCCAAGTAAATACAGATATTCTGCTGAACAAAAGCGGAAGATGGCTTTAGCTAAAAAAGAAAGAGAAATAAAGAAAGCTAAAGAAAAAATCTTAGCTAAAGAAAGAAAGGTTAAGAAAGAAAAAGAAGTAATTAAAAAAGCAACGGAGTCTACTACTAGTAATATTGTAACGGAAGAAGACTTAGAATCCGTTGCTCCTTCAGTACAAGAAGTTATTAGAGACTCTAAGATTATCTTTCATCCTAATGAAGGACCACAGACAGAGTTCTTAGCTGCAGATGAAAAGGATGTTTTATATGGTGGTGCTGCGGGTGGTGGTAAAAGTTATGCTATGATAGTTGACCCTCTACGCTATGCTCATCGTCCTGCCCACAGAGCCTTAATACTTAGAAGGTCTATGCCTGAACTTAGAGAGATGATTGATAAATCCAGAGAGCTTTATCCTCAAGCATTTCCGGGTGCTAAGTTTAGAGAGGTTGAGAAGCTTTGGAATTTTCCTAGTGGAGCTAAAGTAGAATTTGGATTCCTTGAGAGAGATGCAGACGTATACAGATATCAAGGACAAGCGTATAGTTGGATAGGCTTTGATGAAATAACGCATTTACCTACAGAGTTCTCATGGAACTACCTAGCCTCTCGTTTAAGAACAACAGACCCTAATATCAAAACATATCTACGCTGTACTGCTAACCCCGGTGGTGTTGGTTCTCATTGGGTTAAAAATAGATACATAGAACCTAACGAATCTAATCAAGGCTTCTTAGGTAAGGATGGCTTAACTAGAAAGTTTATACCTGCTAAGTTAGCAGACAATCCATACTTAGCTAAAGATGGTATCTATGAACAGATGTTGAAGTCTTTACCTCCGATACAACGAAGACAATTACTAGAGGGTAATTGGGATGTAGCAGAAGGAGCAGCATTTGTAGAATTTGACCCTACTGCTCATGTTATTCCTCCTTTTGAGCTTCCTGTTCATTGGGAAAGGCTTAAAGGCATTGACTATGGGTACGCTTCAGAAAGCTGTTGTTTATGGGGAATATTAGATTTAAATGATAATACTTTAATTATTTATCGCGAATTGTATCGAAAAGGCTTGACAGGTCACGAATTAGGTGCTATAATAACCGATATGGAGATAGAAGACCCTTTCTCCGTAAATGGTGTATTGGATACTGCAGCATGGGCTAACACAGGAACGACTGGACCAACTGTAGGAGAAGAGCTTTTAAAAGCAGGACATAAACTAAGAAGAGCAGATAAGAATCGTATTCAAGGTAAAATCCAAATACACGAATATTTGAAAATAAGAGAAAACGGAAGACCTAAATTGCAGATATTTAATACTTGTCCTAACTTAATAAGAGAGTTACAAAGTATTCCGTTATCAAAAACAAATCCAGAAGATGTGGATACACATGCTTCGGACCACGCGTATGACGCGTTAAGATATATGATAATGAGTAGACCTCGTATGGAAAACCCATTAGAAAGAATGAGAGGTTTTAAAAGAGAAATGTATAAGCCTGCTGATTCTGAATTTGGATATTAAGCTTTATGGCAGAAAACAAAAATACATTTTTAAGTGCTGATAATATCTACGAAGAAGTAGAAGGAGAATCAGGTAAAACTTTAAATTTAGAAACAGACCAGAAACAAAACCTTGTAGGAATAATTCATGGTCGTTATGCTCAAGCAGAAGATGCTAGACAAACTGATGAAACACGTTGGTTAAAAGCATACGAAAACTATAGGGGTCTTTACAAAAATTCAGTTAAATTTAGAGACAGCGAGAAGTCTCGTATTTTTGTAAAGATTACTAAAACAAAAGTACTGGCTGCTTTTGGTCAATTGGTTGATGTTATATTTGGAACAGGTAAATTTCCAATAGGTATAGCAGAAACAAAACTTCCTGAAGGCGAAAAAGAAAATGCTTATCTAGATATACAGAACCCTACACCTAGTATTGAAGTAACAGATGAGAATAGAGGGAATATAGTTGACCCTTTTGATGTTGGATATGAAGGAGACGGAAGAGTTTTAGAAGCAGGTTCTACTTATACTAAAGTAGAAAGCCTAGAAGAGAAAGCAGATGATATGCTTGCAGCAGGATTATCAGCTATACCAGACATCCCTGAAATTAGTCCTGCAGAAAAAGCTGCAAGAAGAATGGAAAAACTTATCCATGACCAAATAGAAGAATCAAATGGGTCTGCAGAAATAAGAAATGCTTTATTAGAATCTGCACTACTAGGAACAGGAATTGTTAAAGGACCATTTAACTTTAATAAGAAATTACATAAGTGGTCTTCAGAAGGAGAAGAAAGAAACTATAATCCTTTAGAAGTAAGAGTACCGCGTATAGAGTTTGTCAG